ATAGTCTGTAGCAACAAGTGTATTAGCCAGTTCCTCTTCTGCCCGCATAAAAAAGGATGCCTTACTTGAACTATAAGTAGGCACCGCTACGGCACTTGGCCCTTGTGCATTTAAGGTTGAATTTACACCATCCTCCGCTATTCCCGGAGTGCGTGCAAATTTCTGTCCACAATTAAAGGCTTCTCTATCGATTGCATACACAACTGCGTGTTTATCTACGGTATTTAACGTAAAAGAAACATCCTCACTGACACCATCTCCCTGCGGGCCATTGGTATCTTTCCTTCCAATCATGGACCCCTGCAAAGAAACCACAGCCATCCCACCTTGATTGCAGCATGGATTTCCACCATTAGCATCAAGGCATCTTGCTGTATCAGCTTCATAAAAACCACTGTGTGGGTTATCCGATTTCATGGAGTTACTCTCTTTTGCACAAATGCCATATACTTTTGGTTGGAAAAGGGTCTGGTCATTGTTGCAGCTAAGTGTGGCTGACAAGTCATCCTGTATAAGTGCACCTTTACCGCCACCTTCACAACCACATCTAATTTTTAAGGTCTTAGGTTTCTGCACCACAAAGGGCTGATTATTTCCACCCGTTCCATAGGTGGATGATACCGTCTGCGCTACATCAAGCGGTCCCGTGTATCTAGAGTCTTGTCCATGATTTTCAAACATTAAACCGACATCGCCTGTTTCTCCAAGGCTTTCTGTAACATCGGTGGGAGCTGCTTGCCACGTACTGCCGCACGTCTGAGAATACCCAGACACGCTTTCGGACTCAAATAATATTTTTCCGGCACACCCACCTGTAAAATCTGCGACAAGGTAGATACGCTTTCTTCGTTGCGGCACTCCCCAAAATTGACTATCGAATAATCGCCATGCGACTGAGTAATCGTCTGCCACGATTTGTCCGGCGTTCTCCCACTTTGCAGATTTAGGTATAGACACCTGTTCATCTTTAACTTTGCAGATTTCTTCAAGGACCGCCCTAAAGTCTTCCCCTTTGTTTGAGGAGAATGCTCCGGGGACATTTTCCCACACGATAAATCTTGGATATTTTCCATTGGTACTCTCCCTCATTTCTTTAATAATACGGATTGCTTCATAAAAAAGACTTGAACGAGAACCAGTAAGGCCATCGCGCTTGCCTGCCACCGACATATCTTGGCAAGGACTCCCAAACGTGATGATATCCACCGGCTTTAACTCGCTCCCCTTTAATGAAGTTATATCTCCTAAATGTTCCACATCCGGCAGTCTCTTGGTTGTTACCCTAATAGGAAAAGGCTCAATCTCCGAAGCCCACAAAGGGGTAATACCGGAAATCAAGCCTCCTAAAGGAAATCCACCCGAACCATCAAACAAGCTGCCGAGTGTTAAATTATTCTGTTTCATCGCTGGTAACCTCCATTTCTTCGATTACCTCTTCATATGACAGTTTCTTGCCATCACGAAGTACATAAATTCCATCTGTATTTCCATTTCTATACTGAATGAACCTTTTTACAGCCACATCCACAAACTTAGGTTCCAGCTCTACACCATAACAGATTCTGTCCATCTGCTCACAAGCCATGAGCGTGGATGCCGAGCCAAGAAAACCGTCTAAAACGATGCCGTTTGCCTGTGTACATTGTTTAATCAGATAGGCAATCAGTGGAACCGGCTTACTGGATGGGTGACCGAATCCATCCTCTTTGGAATTTTTAATTCCATCGAACTCAAATACAGCCTTCTGCTTCTGGTCGCCATACCATTTGTGTTTTCCGTCTTTTCTCCAACCCCAAATGATAGGTTCCATGTTAAATTTCCAATCCGTTCTCATAAGCGGTGCCCTCGGCTTTTTCCAAATGAGACCTGCACCAACTTTAAATCCGGCATCTTCATATGCATCATAAAATACACGCGCTTTCATGGTTGCATAAAAAACATAAATGGATGCATCAATCGCCATGCTGTTTTTGAAGTTCTCAAATGCTTTCATAAGGAATTCATATCCGTCCTTATCACTCAAGTCATCATTCGCAATCGTACCTGATGCATTCTGAAGTGCCACAAAGTATGGCGGGTCGGTGCATACGAGGTTGGCTTTCTTTCCATCCATTAATCTTTCATATGTTTCTGCCACAGTGGAATCCCCACAGATAACTCTGTGATTTCCGATGTGCCAGATATCTCCTGCCTTAGAAAAGCAAGGATTATTCAATTCTTCGTCTACATCAAAATCATCTTCTTTGGCATCCTCTGCATCCCCGGCAAGCAAATCAGCAATTTCCTGCTCATCAAATCCGGTAAGAAGAACATCAAAGTTTTCTGCTGCCAAGGCTTCAATTTCAACTCTTAATAATTCTTCATCCCAACCTGCATCCGCCGCCATTCGGTTATCAGCAATAATGTAGGCTTTTTTCTGTGCCTCTGTCAGATGGTCTGCAAACACACACGGTACTTCTTCAATTCCCTCTTCCTTGGCCGCTATGATTCTGCCATGTCCGGCAATCACGTTATAATCACGGTCAATAATCACAGGATTGATGAACCCAAACTCCCGGATGGATGCACGAAGTTTAATAATCTGCTCCGGGGAGTGCGTTCTTGCATTATTTACATATGGTATGAGCTTGGCTGTCGGCACAAGCTGCATCTCGGTGATTGTTCTGCCCATTCCTTCCGCTTCCTTTCCACCAATTTTTGTAATCCTTTATTAGCACCATCCACATCTCCGGCAAGTGCCTGACCTTTGATGGTCTTAAACTGTTGTTTTGTCAGATATGGCTTATGCGCCTTTAACATCTGTATAAATTCCTTCTGCTCCATCACATACCTCCGCGTGCTCTTAGCAATCTAGCCATCACATCATCCTGTGGTGTATTACCGGAAAATTCCACGGAGCAGTTCTCCTTCACTACTTGGAAAATCTGATACCAGATTTGGTTAACCTGTTTCATATACTGTTGCGACATTGCCACATAAGGCGATGCGCATGCAGAACCTGTTGTAGGATGTTTTGCAAGGAATCCGTATTCTGAAATAGCATCCTCACACTGTATCCAACGAGAAACGCTCATGGCATACTGTTCAATAAGTTGCTTGCTAATTAATTTTTCACAGCCTCTCTCCTTCAGCCACAGCCACGTTTCCTTATAAATTTCTTCTGCCGCAAATTCTCCACCGTTTTTCTGTTTGGCCTTCATGTAATCACTTGGGGCTGGCATATCAACACCATCGAATTTTGCATTCACAGGTAATTCCATGACCTGCAATTTTCTTCCTCCCGGATTACCGTTGCTAACCTTCTCTGCTAAGGCTTTGGACTTGCGACCAGCACCCGTCCGAGCGCCACCTCTGGCAGTTCCATCTCTCGCCATTTTTCACACCTCACTAAACTTTTTAACTTTTGGGGGTTTATATTCCCGTTTGAATACGCCTGACGTGTACGTTTGACCCCGGCACCGTTCCCTATGGGGCATTGCTTTTCACGAATTGACCGCCCCCTACCCTTCTGATATAATCAAATTGGAGGCGGGGCTTGGCTCTTGAAAAGCCTCTTGACTGATTCCTTGCAGCCGAGTTCGTGGGAATGGAAGCCTCCAACGAGTTACTCGGTTGCTTTTTTATTGTTGTGCCATCTGTCACCACGTTCTGCATGGATTCTTGCATGGCAGGACTTACATAAAGAAATAAGATTACTTCTATCGTGTGTTCCACCTTCTGCCAATGGTTTAATGTGGTGTACTTCTTCCACTTCAACAAGCACTCCTTTAGCAAAACACTTCTCGCAAAATGGACGTGTCTTCACGTAGCTGTCACGTATTCTCTTCCATACCCGACCATATCGTTTCTTAGTCTGTGGATTGCGTTCATACTTTTCATAGTTATGGTTGTGTAGTTTTGTATGCTCATCACAGTATCTTCCATCAGTCAGTTTTGGACATCTGGGGTGGGAACAGGGACGCTTTGGTTTCCTTGGCATTCACTCACCTCCCGTTTTCAGGCATAAAGAAAGCCCCAAAGGATACACTCCCTTGAGGCTTACTTCATCTTATTCTTTTGCTGATTATATACTATCACACAGACCTCTGTGAAAAATAGTGAAAAACTGTGCAAACTTTATGGAACTTGAAAAAGTTGTAATGCTCTTTGGTGTAAAAAATGTACGTTTCGAACCGAACAATTTAATTCTGCTGCAATGTCTTCCCACGTGGTAAACAGTAAATACCTTTTTTCTAACAGGACACGGCACTCCACATCCTTTACCTCACTGATGGCATGAATGATTTGCACTTTCAAATCCACTAGCCGATCCACATCTGCATCAATCTCCCTTTCCAAATCCACCATCTTTGCAATAGCAGATTCCATCTTGTCAATATTACGATTCGGACTTCCCGGCATATCCCTTGGAACATTTGTTGTCTTGGTTGCCAAATCATGTAAAGAATGTATGATTTCCAATTTGTTATTTATCTGCCTATCCAAATGATATGCCTGTTCCAAATATTCTTTTGCCTTCATCATTCCACCTCCTGCTGCAACTTCCGAAGAAGAAACTTACCATCTACAGTAGTCAACTCACCATACCAAGCAGAACAAAAGAAACGTTCCACATCTGCTTTATCCTTTAACGCGGATGTGTTCTTTGGATTCTTCTTAAGCGTTTTTAGTGCCGCCCGGTAATCCTTTACCGCTTGCAAAATAATGGCATTCGCCAGTGCCACATAATTTTCAGTTACATCTTGGACTTGCATTCCCATCGCAGTTCCTCCTAAAAAGAATTTTGCTTGATGCTTTGCCACAAGATGTTCCCTCGCTAAATACTTTCGATGATTGCCTTAACTTCTGCTACAGAACGAACAACCACTGCAATACCACCACAGGCTTTTATCTTACGGATGGTTGCTTCCTGTAACTTGGTCGGTTTCCCTTCATCGGTTTTTACTTCCAAACCAACGAACCTTCCCTTGTAACAAAGAATCAAATCGGGGATTCCGGCAGTGCCATACATCCCTCCATGTTCTTTCCAAAAAAAGCAACCCTCTACAGTTATTAAATATCTTTTGATTGCCGCAACAATATCACTTTCCTTCATAACCCAATTTCCTCCTCTGACATTTCTTCTGACAATCTGACACTGACAAACACATCTTTATAAAAAATTTTTATAAAAAACACGTGTGTATATATTTTGAAAAAAATAAAAGAAATAGGAATTTTAACGTCAGTTGTCAGAACTTGTGGTAAAAGAACCCCTGCCACAACGTGGCAGAGGCTCAAAAACCCTTAATCTATGCACTCTCCGAACTTTATGCCCTTCCAAACTCTACGATTTCCCGTGGAGTCTCTTCCTCTGACAATCTGACAGAAATTGGCTTCCAGTTCCTTGTTAAATGTCTGTTTGCCATACGGCATCATACCGTTCTCTTTACAAAATGTAGTGTACCGCTCATACAGATGCGTTGCTCCCACTTCCCCAGTAGCATCAATCTCGCAACATTCCTTCACAAAAGCAAGGCAGGAATTACTCTCTTCCTTGTACTGCTGCAGAGCATCTATATTAGTCTGCGTTTCCGAGAAGTTAAAACCGTTACTCATAAGACGCTTTAATCCTTCTAACGCAAACAACAAGATTCCATCAACCTCGCCACGGAATTTCTCAAGCAAGTCCGGGTCACGTTTATCCTTTGGCACAGCATGGTCAAATCGTATAATGACCAATCGTCTGTAAAAACCATCTGACCTATCGCCATAGTTCTTTGGAATGCTGTTACAAGAAAACAAAAGACGAGCGTAACTTTGCATTGAAAAAGGCTGCCGATTTTTACGTTCCACAGTAAGGTAATCCTCACCTACTAAAGCCTTAAAAATACCATTATCATCAATGTTCTTTGTAGGAAGGTCTGCAAATGTATTTAACAACTTCCCATACAGTTCCGCAGGCTTAAATCTTTCATTCAATGCCTGCCATGAAACGTTGCTCACGTTTTCCTTACCAAGTAGGAGGTCGGACACCGTAAGCAGCAACTTCGATTTACCAGAACCACCCACACCTACAATCAAAAATGCTTTTTGCGCCCGATTTGTAGGAATCAGAAAATATCCCATCATTTCCTGTACCAAATCAATTTGGTCATCCTCCAAGCATTCATGCAAATATTGAATAAATCTCGGACAGGTGGCATTAGGTTCATACTTCGCACCAATCTGTACCGTAGACAGATATTCCGGTGTATGCTCCGATAAAGTATCCTCCAAAACGTTATACAAACCGTTCTGTAAATTTATGATGTACGGATTGGCATTTAAGTCCTTCAAATCCGTCTGTATCTGCATTTTCCACTGTCCCTCCGCATCCGTTATCTGCGACAGTTTCGTTTCCGAACTAATCATTTTACCTCTGACAATGTTCCGTGCGGTCAAATCCGTAATGGGACGATACACACCGTTACCGTACTGATAATACTGCTCGGCCGCATAAAACACTTTTTCTTCATCACGAAGATGCTCTGACAAAATGCCCGGCTTAAACTTAAAACCACGCTCTCCAAGGTCATACCACGGAGGGATATCCATTCCTGCTGTCATCTTCTTTGCTGCAGACGATGCCTGAAACTTCTTAAGCAAGTCCTTGTGCAAGGAAAGCAGGGATTTTAAATCATCCTTTTTAAATGAAAAATGAGACTTCAACTCGTAATTTATAATGGAATCCGCTGTTACTTGGTCTACATTGTAAAGGTACTCTTCCACGAAGTTTCTTGCTGTCTGCATATCATCAATCACTGCATTTTTCACAGGCAACGCTCCAATAAGAGAACGAATTGCGTCCACATCAAGAGGAACATATGCCATTGCGGCAGGTGCCTTGCAGGTACACTCTCCCGATGCCATCTTTGGACACTGAAAACCTTTCTGTGCAATTACCTCGCAAGTAATCGGTCCTGTGTTACTTTCCAAAAAATGATTAATCTTCTTCTGTGTCTTTGTCTCATCGTAATCCGGATGTGGTTTGGAATAATAATGAATAACATCTGTACCACCTGCAAAAACAGCAAGATTTGTAATCATGGCATACCAATCATGCTCCGGCAATGTTGCTGCATTATTCTTACAGTGCTGTAAAAACTCACATCCAGACTCCACAAGGCTTAACCCCTTCTGTGTCCCCTGCATTTTTGCCACCGGTCCCACTGTGCCAACCTGTGGAAGTGCATCCGATAATTCATCCTGTGTATACTTTCTTTCCGGATGAAATAATATGCACTCCACCATCACAGGGTCTGCCTTACAGTGATTAAATCCCGGAAGTCTCATACATCTGGATTCATTAACACACATAGGGTCACCGTCAAAATGTGCCACAAGTTGTTTCTGAATTCCACGAAACTTACCCACATCACCGCCTTTTATAAACCAATAGGTATGCAGTGATTTCCTTGTTTTAATAATCATAGATGGTGGATACTGAAAGTCATCAATCTTTGCCTGCTGTTCATCAAATGTACCACTATCCATTTCCACGAACTGAGCATTTATTTTGTTAATGCTCTTATCATCATCCCCACCAGAATTGACAACATAAAAAATTCCTCGCTCCAATGCATTATGGTCTTGCAGTATTTTTTCCTTTGTAGAATATTTACCTGCTTCAATGGGAATCTTCATACCGGAAAAGACACCACTACCCTTATCTTCAAAAATACGCAGATGCACCACTTCGTCCGGATTAAAAAGTGAACTAATTACTTCTTGTGCTGTAACCATAGCCTTCCTCCCTAATCATTCGTCTGGGAATGCCACGTCTGATACACTCCTGTATTTCACGCTTCATCCCGTCACTCAACTCTTGTCCATTTGGAAAAATCCATGCTTCATCGCATACTGCTAACAGTGCTAACCCAAACTGTGTGCCTAGTTCCCTTGTTTCTTCTGTCTCTGTTCCGTCTGGTGCCATATCAAGTAGTTGTGGATATAATAAATGACTGGCTACAGGAATACATTTATTTGCAATCACATATCTGCAATTCTCCTGTGCTGCCTTTACATTTTTCTCAATATCCCCTGCATACTTAGAAATAACATACACCTTCTTACGATTCCTGATTTCATCGCATCGGCGGAACTTCTCACGTTGTTCCGCCTTGTATGCTTTCATTACATTACTAATCGCTTTACCCGCTGTAGGATCGGGAATTCCTTCGCTGTTTTTGTACATGCCTTAGTCCTCCAATTCTTCCATTTCTCCAAATTTAGTCCCAGCAGAGGCTTCAGCAATTAAGGGGAGGTCAAATTCCGGAAAGGGATTAGCCTCCATACACTCCTTAATAAATAAAACTGCTTCTTCCAACCTGTCTGCCGGAATCACAAATGTGAGTTCATCATGAATCTGAAGGATTGGTTTAATCCACGGACGCTCTGGGAGTCCTTTCAAAATACGAGCAATAGCCAACTTGATAATATCTGCTGCGGTTCCCTGTATCGGTGTATTCAAAGCACATCTCTCTGCAAAGGATTTCTTTCCCCAGTCATCTGATTTAATATTTGGGATGTACCGCCTTCTTCCAAGCCATGTCTCTGAATACAAACGCCTTCCTGCTATTGCTTTGGTCTCTTCTTGCCAAATGGTCAGATTTTTATATCCAACCTTCAAATTATTTATAATCTCCTCACACTCATTGACGGTTTTCGCAACCCCCGCCTTAAACTTCAGAGTATTTTGGAGTCCTTTAGGAAACAGACCATAAAAGGTACCGAAATTAACGTTCTTTGCGATAGTGCGCTGCTCTTTGTATCCATCTCGGTGCTTATCTTGTGCTTCTTCATATGTGCAACCGAAAATAACAGAAGTCGTTGCCGCGTGAATGTCACCATTGGAGCGATAGGTTTCAAGCATCACTTCATCCCGGCAGTAAAACGCTCCAACACGAAGTTCAATCTGGGAAAAATCGCAAGACAGGATAATATTGCCATCTTCTGCACGTACAAAATTACGGATACCTACAGGGTCATTTGTCTTACGGGGCATATTCTGGCAATTGGGTGCTGTACAATTAAATCTTCCCGTATCCGTAGACAAAGCCAAAAAGTTAGGATGAATTTTGCCTGTTTCGGAATTAATATATTTCATATAACCGTCAATATAAGTGGACTTGATTTTTCCCCACTTACGGTACTCTTGAACATAACCAAATAAATCGGACAGTTCTGGACGATTCTCATCGCACCATTCTTTTAACATAATCATGGTTGCATCATCTGCTGCCTCCCGATTGGATTCTGTTGTTTTCAAAACAGGAAGTCCAAGCGTTTTATACAAATAATTTTTGAATGCATTCGTAGAGCAATTTGCTCCAATCTCTATATCTCCAATAATCATCTGTATTTTTTCTTTAACAGCCTGCATCTGCTCTTCCGCATATGATTTCTTCTCCTGCATCAAAGGTAAATCCACAGGAACCCCATTCGTTTTCATTATCCCAATATAAACTGCCGTAGGAGATTCCAACTCTTCCACAATGTATCTATGCTTTGGAAGATATTTGTCGAACCACTCGTTAAAAACAAAATAAAGTCGCAACGCAAAATCAGAGTCAGCACAGCCATAACGAACTGTTTCATCATCATGTCCATTCAGTTCATCAAAATGTTTCCCATCCGTAACCGCACTAAAAGAAGGTAACGGTTCCTTACAAATTTCTCCCGCCAGACGCTTCAATCCAGAATCGGCCAGTTTACGAAATTCATAATTATTTTTTAACGTCATCTGAGAAGCACAGATGGTATCATAGACAGGCGGCACAATCACAATCCCTTGGTTATAGGAAACACAGGACTCAAAGGATATGTTATGAGCAACCTTCATAATGGATATATCCGATAAAAATTCGGAAAGAAATATCATAAAAGCATCATGGTCAATGTTCTCACCCACAAGATGCTTAACCGGAATATAAATACCTGTTCCCACTTCAACAGAAAAGCTGCAGCCTACAATATGACTTTTAGCAGGGTCAAGCGCTGCCTTATCTTCTGTTCGATACTTATCATCAGGGGCTGTTTCATAGTCAAAAGCCACCACTTTGGCATCCCCAAGATAGGCTCGGATGCCATCTACCGTTGTTATACATTTATAATTTTTCTGCATGATGTTTTCCTCCTTATATATAAAGCCGAGAAAGGCAACCCTCTCCCGGCTTATATCATTTCTACTTAAGTGGCTCAATCACTTCTCCCGTTTCCGTATCCACAAAAGGTACATCATCCGACAAGGAATCCAAGGTACGGCTAAATGCATAATCCTTAATCTGTTCCACCATCGGAGCAAGGGCATCTCTCTCTTCAGCGGTCAATGCTCTCTCAAAAGTAAACACTGCCTGTGAGTAACTGATACCGTTTGAATTGGATGCTTTCTTCAACGAAATCTTTGTTACAATCTGGCTTAAACTTCTGCCACGTGTAAGCTGTCGTTTCACAAAATCGGTAAACGGCTTAATGGAGCCTGTTGGCAGTGACAGTGTCACAGGAAACAACTCACCCTCCTGCAGAATGTAAAGCATTCTACGGTTCTTACAAGCCTTGCTCTGTCCCTCACCGGAACCGAACTTATTGTATGGACAGGTTTTGCAGTCCCCACCGGGCAGTCCAATACCCGTTACACCATTAAAACTGCCACAATCCGGTGGATTGTTGCCTCCTGTATATTTCTCACGATAGTACGCATATGCCGGATGATTAAAAAGAATAACTCCCTTTAATTCCTTAACCATTGTCATATCCCCTTCTGCTCCATCGGGGTCAGCCATCTCAAAGGCTGTGCTGCCACCGGACGGAATCTTCACTTTATCGAATGAAAAATCAAGTCCCGCCATATCTTCTCCCATAATGGAAGCCATGTCTGTTGTTGCCAGTGCCGTATAAGGGGAAGCAGCAACTTCTGTGGTACTGTTTTCTGTAATAATACTCATAAATCGTTCCTCCATGTTTCCTAGAATTTTTGTTATGCCTTTCTGATTCCGACAGATACTTTTTCATAGGTATGAACTACATCTGCCATCCACGAAGGAAGGCTGTCTCCGTTTTCTTCCATCTGCTCTCGGCAGAAGGAAGCTAATGTATTCGCATTCACGGTTTCTGATACCAGTTCAGCGAAGCCATTTTCTTTGAGTGCCGAAATCATCTCATCTTTTCTGCCTGCTACCGGGGATGCAAACAATCTGCTGCTCAAATAGAACGTACTACCATTTCTGGCAAATCTCTCCAGTTCGGATTCCGCCATTGCATCAGACAACTGCTTATCAAGCTCTTCTATCTCGACATTCAGTGCCTTTGTTTCTGCTTCCAATTCCTTCTTCCTGTCTTTGCAGGATTTCAGTCTGTCCGCTAGTTCAAAAATTTCTTTGCTTTCCATTGGCTTTCTCCTCCTTTCTAGTATCTGCCGAAATACGCAACCCCCTTGATGCTATGCACCAAAGGGGTTATATCCTTTCCTGTAATCGTCCACCAGACTCTTGGCAAGGTCTACTTTATTACGAAGGGCGCGAAGAACTTTCACATCCACTGTATTTTTACAAACCAAATAAATATAATGACAATCATTTACCTGTGACACTCTGTGGATACGTGCCTTACATTGGTCAAAGTTACTCATAGAGTAATCCATCGAAAAAAATACCATCGTACTGGCAGCAGTCAGTGTGATGCCAAGTCCGGCCGCCGCTATCTGCCCAACAAACACTTTGCAATCCGGGTCATTTTGGAAATTATGTATCATTTCCTCACGATTCTTTATGCCACCTCTAACAACGGAATACTGTATTTTCTTTTTTTCAAGCATCTTCTGAATGGCATCCAACTCCGGCACAAAACGGGCAATGATAACCAACTTCTTATTATCTGCCATCATGCTATCCACAATATCTGCCAACGCATCCAATTTTGCTGTAGATACCGAAGTACATCCTCCATCATCATCTGTTAAAAATCCGCCTGTAATCTGTGATAACCGTAACAGTTTTGTCAGTACATTTACTGCTGTCACATCTGTTCCCTGTATTTCAGTAAAAGATTCTTTTTGGAGTTCTGCATATAATTTCATGCATTTATCCTCTAACTGCACGTAGCGTACTTCTTCCGTAATATCCGGAAGATCCAGGCATTCCTTTTTAGTAACACGAAAAGCAATAGAGTGCATATTTCGTAAAAACTCATCCGTCATACTCTTACGGAATACAGGGGTATGATTTCCATATCCCAACATATCAAAATATCTGCTTCTGAATTGATAGAAGCTAGTTCCAAACACATATTTATCAAGGAAGCGGTACTGCGAAAAAACATCCAATTCTTTCCCCGTTATTACTGTTCCAGTCAGCAATAATTTGTACTTTGCATGGTCACCAAGCATATGCATGGATTTACTCTGTGCAGTGCGGTTTTCCTTTAATTTGTGGCCTTCATCTGCAATAATCAAATCCGGTGCAAAATCAAGCAATTCCTGTTCTAATCTCCATGCAGACTCATAATTTACTACAACCACCTGCATGACTCCCTGTTTTTCCTTCATCTGTTGAATTTGCTCTTTTTTCTTTGCGCTGCTACCTTTTAAAACACACAACTCATATGGAAAGGCTGCGAACTTTTCGTATTCCTCTTCCCATACTCCGAGAATGGACAACGGTGCTACTACCAGCACTCTATCCACTTCTCCAAACTGATACAGAATGCCGGATATGGCAATTCCCGTTAAGGATTTGCCACACCCCATTTCCATTAAAAGAGCCACACCTCTACACCGAAGTACATCTGGTGACAAAAGACCAAATTTATCACAAGCAAAATCAAATGCCTCCTGCTGATGTGCGTATGGTTTTACCTTGATTGGCATAGGAAGTGAATTAATCATGGGACACCTCCCCAAGCCAGCTTGTCTTAAACTGTGGCTCTTTGTATAGATTCATGTACCTATCGATTTCACTGTCTGATAAGCCTACGAACTTACCATTCCCACAACCGACAATCACGATGGTGCCTGCATATACATCTACTGGAATGCCTTTTCTGGCATACCTTTTACCTACTGCGCCACACACCATACGATTTGGCATTTTCCCCTTTAGCTTGCTACATTCGTCACTAATTATGGCCACGTAATCATCAAACGGATTTGTCATCTCAAGAGGACCACCTACCAAAATCGACAAATTTTCATAACTTGGAATAATCTCTGTTACATAGGCTTCTTCACCGGGTCTTGCTACAATTACTTTTTCTTTCATCATTTCTACAATCTCCTTTTCCATTAGGCTTCTGTCTAAGAGAGGTTGTTCCCCCTCCTAGACACTGCCCGTTTTTGCAACCCCCAGAGTTATTCCTCTGTCGGCATAAATTCCGGCATCAGTTTTTCCACTCTGGCATGAATTTTCTTAAGGCGATTGCTCATGGCCTGATGAGTAACTACTTTTCCTGTAATTGTGGCTTCTTCTAATCTGATTTCTTCCAGTGTTTTACGAGCACCGTAGAAATCATAAATAAGATTAATTTGACTCTCCGTGAGTTTAGGAAGAACCCTTTCAAGAAAGGTGCGAACCATTTCAGATTCCTGTTCTTCGCTGTGTAAAATCTGACTAAGTACATCTCCTCTTTCATCTCGGATGGACTCAATCGGGTCATGCAATACATCTTCCTCTCCCGCTTCGTATTTGGATTTCTTCATTTCAGATGCATAATCCAGATGCTCGTCCCAGTAACGGTCATCCAACTGCTCCGCATGGTAGCTATCCAGTAACACATCAAATTCCTCTTCTGTCACATCCACACCACGAATTAAAATCTTTGACTCGTATCTTCCGGTTTCTGTGTTCAGAATCGGATATCGTAATTTCCCCTCTTCAATAGGGAATACCTTCGGGTTACTGTTAACTTTGCTTTTTTGCATTTTCGTCTCCATTTCTGGGAGACTCTCCGAGCTAGGGGAATATGGACGAAACGTCCAGAAACAGCACAGACTTGGCCAAAATAAAAGGAGGCATAACAAGTAAGGCTGTTTTCTCCATTACCTCCACAATACCTGTGGAATAATTAGTAATGGTATAAACACACCTTGCTCGGTAGGCCTCCCGATCATTGTGATATTTTAAAGTTCATGCCGTTGCATCCGGCAAGCATCCAACCTATGTTGGTTTGCTATAATATCACGATAAGCCATTTTTAGGAGATAGCCCATTAAGCCACACTTAATGATTTCCAACACAAAAAAGGACTTCCACGTCCCTAATTGTGATTAGGAACGCAAAAGTCCTTATTATTTCTGAATATGTAGCATTAAGTGCGACTTAATGCTATTTTTATATTATGAAACATTTTTTCTTAATTTAGGTGGCAATAATTCTATTGTCAAATTAGCCATCTGTATTTTTTCTACCCATTGGTCATACGTGTCATCCATATGATCAGTTACAAGAATTTTTGCAAACATTCTAGATGGAGTCGGATTTACATCGAACGGATACCCCGCCTTTCTCATAAAATCAATTGCATATTCTTCCTGCAGATACAACCCTTTACATAATGCTAATGCGGTATAAAATTCTATCTTCACTTCTATGTTATTACGATACCCACTAATACTTACTGTACTTACCTTTGACCGATTTGCCAATTCTTCATTTGTAATTTTTTTATCTTCCATATGAAAATTTAAAGTGCCTGCAAAACCTGAAGGAATGTTATTAGTCATTTTTGATGCTTGCGTATTAATGTTCTTCATAATAATATCTATCTGTGTCTTCATGTCTTCTTTTGACTGATTGATTGTATGTTCTGGGTCATAATTAGCCTCAATGTAGGAACTAGAATCCACTTCCCTACACAAAAAACATCTCCTATAAAATGTATCTGAATAGGAATTGCTGGCATTTATTTTTCTGGAGAAGACAAAACAACACTCATCCACATGCTCCAAGGCATAATCAGTAAGATAATACCTATTAACACTATTTTTTCGTACATATTTTGGGTCATTTAAACAGACCATACAATTCGCATATACAATTGCACTCTTGGAATACAACTCACGCAAAAAAGAATTCATTACAACATTGAACATGAAATTCTGTTCATCGATAAGAAATGTTTGATTTTTCTTAAGCGAATTCTTTTTAAAAGAGTATGGTGGCAAATACATACCATCACAAAAAACCTGCACCCCCTCTGCTTGATCAAGACCCAATTCAATAACTCGAATTTTTGCAGCTATATTGGAAACACCAAAGAATAATGACAAACCGTTAATTCCCATCTCCAAAAGTTCCGCGTCTCTCTTGTAGGGATGTTCTGCATGATAACGATTCATTAATTCGTTCAGTTTCTTTTTTGTCATTTCTGCTGGCATCAAGATTCTTGGAGCTAACTGATTTGCCTGCCATTCCATCCACTTAAGTGCCGGAGACTCATTGGGAATGCCATCATATTTTTCTATAATCTCACAAGAAATATGAGAACTATTACCGTTAAGTAATTTTTGTAATTCAAATGGTCTCTGATGTCTATCCCAATGAACACACTCATGTATAATTGTATTATTTGCCGTCCCAATATTATACATAAAGTAAACATCGGGATTTATGAGCATCGTGCCGGGAGTGGTCATAACCTCAATAATATCTCCTTTGGCAATTCCCTTCTCATATATTGCAACTTTCTCTTCACCAAAGTAAGTCTTACCAAATATCCCTTCTTCCAATGGGGCATAGTATAAGTTCATTTGCAATTTAGCTACAATTTCTTCAACTGGAATCTGCATTGGCTGAAGCAAAGCTTTCCCACAATGTCTCCTCAAAAAATCCTCTGCATGTTTTTCCACATCCTCTTCATACATATACGGAACAAGATTCTGGCTTAAGCTACGGTCCTTATCATACTCATTTTTTTCATAAGTCTCAGTCTTAATTACACGCATATGTTTCAATTGGCCATCCTCTAAAAGACCTCTGAAGAAAACGCAGAAAAATGTATCCCGGGCAAACGAATCATAGTCCCGACCTGCTTTTCCCTGTACCTCTACATCGGCATCTACAGACACCCGAATTTCTAGCTCACCTGCCGGACTATCCTTAAAAGTAACTCCTTCAACATGAATATCCTGCAAGGATACCCATTTAACATAGGTAATTTCATCGTCTTCAAATGACTCCTTATATGCCGGAAGTATCTTATCCACGCTTTTATATAATTCATCGTAGTAATTCTCTTGCATATACTCTTTAAAATCACGGTATTTCTTCAACGAACACTATCCTTTCCCCAATACATTTATTTGGTCCGATTGTAATTATTGTAGCTCCAGTATCTTCTCTATTACTCCTGTCAACATATCACGCACACTCTGTTCGTCATCTTCAAATATGAATGGTAAACGTACAAAATGTATGTTAATATCGCCACCATTACCTTTACTGATTGCAACAGGCATACTCGTATCCACATCTTCATACCTAAATTGCGGATATAGCAAATAGACATCCGAAACATCGCGTTTCCTCGCATATTCACAAACTTGGTAAATATCCCCTTGATGTGGCTCATCTCGCACTACACGAAGTGTTTCTTCTACATCGCCTTCAAATCTGGTTAATGCCTTATATTTTGTATCCAGAATAAATACCTTTCCTTTTACCTCTACCAAAATATCATGCCGCATGGTAAAAGCTCCACCATACTCATGACCTTCTATCTGTATTTTGTCAATCAATGGCATATCGCTCTTTTGCATATAAGTTTTTCCGGAATATTTTCCTACAACTTCTTGCATAAATCCGCCAATAAAGCCTTCAAACAATAATTCCGTTGGAAATAAAAAGCAGAATGACTCGTTAATATCCATCGTATAACCAGATGATTTATTTAATAAAAACATCTTACTCATACTCAAAATAATCCTATAATTTCCCTGCATCTTGCTTAAACGCACCCTATTACAATCCGCAGGTTTACATGGAACATCCGACACCTCATTAAGTTTCACTAAAATATTACGGATATGTTTCTGATTGCGCTTTGATGTCGAATTATAAATAAGTTTACAGGTATATTTGATAATCCTGTTTATTGTATTATCAAACTCAAAATTAGAATATGTACATCTAAACTTGTCCGACTGACCATTGGGTATTTTATTAACCAAATAATCCTTGATATCAAATTTTCCTTTTATGCTGCTAACATCTTCTGTTTCTTCGACATATTGATAAAATAAACCTCTCTCCAACGCAGAGTGAACATACCCCACATAAAGCGTTATAAACAACTCACGAAGGTCATCTGCATCCGTCAGTTCCGTGGATATGCTGATAAATGGATACGCAATCTTATTGCAATATTCAAGCCATTTTACCAGATTATTCATCAAATGTTTCTGCGACAATCCATCTGTTTCTGTATCTTCTTTATCCTCACGAAACATTTTAGGATATATATTTAATTGCTCTCCATTAAAAACGATTGTTCCAATATAATTCTTTGTTCTTATATCTTGATGACCTAAAAAAGATAAAAACTGCTGTTTTGACTGTACTTTGCCATCATCGTAAAAAACAAACCTTTGCTCCCAGTTCCGCTGAAGAAACTCCTCTAGTTCCTCCTGTGCCCTTTGCGATTGCCACGATGCCGGAAGTTTATGGTTCGAAATCTTGGACTCTTCGTATCGGTTCAACACCATATTATTCAGCCTTCTTTACACTTAATCTTCCAATCTTGTCATCCACAATTTCCATGCCTAATCCATCAAGGGTATCTTTAAGAACCGATGCTACCTTTTTCTTATTATCGTAGAAATACTCATACAATAACGGGATAATACTGTTATTCATAATCATAGGTAGATTATCGACAGTTTTTCCAAGGAAATAGGAATGACCAATAAGCAAATCTGCACTTTCCAACTCATCCGCCAAAATCAGATTCAGTTTTTCCAGAACCCCCTTAAGCATAGTATCATCAATCAAGTCGGCTTCCGGTTTCTGCTCTACAAATTCAAAGCGTCTTCGGAGAGCAGCATCAATTAAGGAAATAGATTTATCTGCCGAGTTCATGGTTCCAACAATGTACAGATTGTTTGGTACAGCAAAAACGTCCCCTGACTGTAAAGTTGCACAAGTCTCGTTTACCTCTCCCCAACGCTTATCGTCCTCAATAAGGGTAATTAATTCACCGAATACCTTGGATATGTTTGCACGGTTTATTTCATCAATTATGATTACATAGTTATTTTCCGCATCATTTAATGCCAAATCCGCAATCTGCTTAAACACGCCATCTACTGTCTTAAAAGCCATTTTATCTGACTTTGTGTCTGGTCGCAGTCCCTGTATAAATTCCTCATATCCATAACTTTGATGGAATGTGGTAAATACCACCTGTCCCTTTTTGATAAGTTCATTATAGGCCTTCATTACTTGCTTACGCTCTGCCGGATTCTTTTTTCTCTTATCTACAGGACGATTTTCAACAATAGCAAGTGCATACTCTGCGGTTGAATAAGTTTTCCCTGTACCCGGCGCACCATATACAATAACGTTCATTGGATGAGTTTTTACAGAGCGCGGCTCACGTTCAATCTCCAAACAATTTTTCAATTGATTCTCTTCCATGACTTCTTCGTCCTCCTCATCTAATATCTCTGGTGCATAATAGTATTTTTCATACAGATACAGCAAGTTCTTGTCATTTTTTAATTGCACGCAAGAAGTAAGTAGTCCCTCGCCCTTTTCCGGCATACGATCATTTTCGTTAAATACCAGATGCCACTTTCCTGTCTTCAGGCTAGACATGTTAGACGTTCCATCATAAAAATAATTACCTATCTCATCAACCAATCCATATAATCGCTCGCCTTCCATTGGTACAAACACGGTGTCGGTATTTGTATCATAGAAACGCACCAATTCTCCTGCCTTACGGGAAGCCGTACGTGCATCATCTGGATAATATTCCTCCGATAATCTTCTTGCAATTTCATTACGATCTAAACTTGCACCCGCAGTATATTCTTCCAAACTGCCAATAGCAGACCATCCAATACCTACAACAGACTTCTTCTTCCAATCTGCCACATAACACTTATCATCGTCAGATGTTCCTAATCTAAGGAATTGAATAATACCACTAAAACGCTCAATTAAAGCATGAATAAATTGTGTATAATACAACTCTCCATAATTTTGAATCATAGCCAGCTGGCCACTGCGTGCATAATACTTTTCACTAGGTTGTATTAAAAAACACCTCAACGCATGTTTCTGCCAATCTGTGGAATGAAAACTACTCAAACATTCTGGATATATGATGGAATAATATTTATGAAACCAACCCCAATCATAGAATTTACTTCCAACTGCGGCCTTCAAATCATCGTCCAGTTTTTCATAATCAGCCAAAGTATCTAACTGTGCATTCTTTATTACTTCCGTTCCACGCACTAATGCATCTCGAATTTCTTTGCCAAGTACAAGAGCATCTTCATCCGACAGTTCCTGCGGTGTGTTAGGACTTCCGGTTGTCCATACTCCTGTTTCCTTCTTTTGGAACAATCCAAATTTGAACGCAGAACCACCTGCAATACTCCCAAATGCCTTACGGCAATCCTTATTCATTTCAATCCAACAACACAAGGATTCTGTATTATCTCCGGATGTATAGAAAATAGCATCCAATAATTCATCATCTCCAAGAGCCGCTAGCTTCTCAGGCGAGAATTTCTCTATAAACAGACGCCTATTTTCTTCAAAATCTTCACGTGAAATAGGACTCTCAAATCCAGTTTCCTCAATAAACTTCTTAATTGTATTTGCTGCACGCCGGTATTCGTTATCTTCAACATCTATATTTACATCGTCTCTGCTTTCTGACACCATTATTTCATCTAAGTGTACCACCGTGTTTGTAGGCAATTTGAAGAACCCATTATTTATATCTTTCAAATCACTATCCCCATACCGCGTATTATTAGATTTAACACAAAAAATATCGTATTCCAGTTTTTTAGCACGTTTCAACATAATCATATAACTTCCAGCATGGACAATTTTTCTAAAGGCCACATACTCTGGTGAATCCATATATGTCATAGACATTTGAATCTGATCAGCAGCATTGTTACGCCTACTTCTAACAATACTTACGTGCACTAGCCTCTGCTGTTCTTCAAAAATCAATTCATCTTCAGCCAAATGTGCAACATTTTCCTTATGCAAATATGCAGGTATTTGTGCCACGAAATATTTCTTTAACTCCGAATCTTCCTTATCATAATCTACCTCAAAATATCCATCGGCTCTTACATACGGAAACATATCCATCTGTGCACCTGTTATTGCAATATGTGACTGCTTGGTTGTTCTATTTGCATCAAGTGTATTTGATGCCTCTAGTTTTTTTACTATAAGTCCATCATAGTCATTTTCTTTAACGGTGCTTCCTATTTCAGCTAACACATCTTGCACTATTTTAAACGCATCACTATACTCCATTGCTACCTCCTACATAAATTCCTTAATCGCCTGTGCAATCACTCTGCCCAACAATGGCGGGACGGAATTTCCTATTTGCATATACGTTTTTGTGTACGAACCTCTAAAGAAATAATCATCTGGATATGATTGCACTCTTGCTGCCTCTCTCGGAGTTAATCCACGCGCTTGTGATGGATGGATATACATATTACAATCAAATTTCATATGAGCTGTAATTGTTTTACAAACCTTATCTGGTTCAAGTTTAAAATACTTATCTTTAAAAATATCATTTCGGCTTGTATATGGCATAATATCTGCAATCTTAGGGTCATCCGATTTATCCCCCGGACACATTCTTCCAAAAATTTCTATATCACGATCATTATTGTATCTTGCTTTATGATTGCACACCGCTGGATATATAGTTCCCCTATTTATTAGAGCTATATATTCATTACTGTCCATACTTGCATTCCGTTCAACAAGACGACCAGATTCTTCAGTATCCATTTCCGTTGCATTCTTAATTCTTGATGCTTCTAATGCCCTCAAGCCAAACAGAGCATCGGACAAAGTCGTATCTGGAATGCTTTTACCCAGTTCATGTATTCTCTGAAAAATTTTCTCATTATCAACACCGATTCTGTTACCAATATAGATTAATCTTTCACGATTTTGTGGCACCCCAAACTCTTTTGCATTAAGCACATGCGCACTTACTATATAGCCAATTTCGTTAAAATCTTCAATTACTTGATTTGCTACAGACAGCATCCCCTTAACATTTTCCATCACAAAAAACGGAGGATTGACCTTACTTACAACCTCTACAAAACTTTTGTATAAATGATTCCTAGGGTCATCAATTAATCGTTGCCGATTTGCCATGCTAAATCCTTGGCAAGGCGGTCCACCGACCACCACATCAACTGTATTATATCGTAATAATTTTTCTATATTATCTACAATCTGTTGAATATCCCCTAAAACAATATGTTCTCTTGGAGTTTCCGGATGATTGTGTGCATAAGTATCTACACAACACTCCTGTATATCGTTTGCCAAACTAGTAATAAATCCTTCTTGAGTAAACCCTAAAGACAAACCGCCTGCTCCACAAAATAAATCAACCATTTTAAGAGCATTCGCAGGTATATTTTCTCTTACCTGCGAAATATAAGAATTACAATACTTCTTTATGGGACAGGTCTCACACGCTTCCCTTTTCTCGTTGCAGTGTGTCGCTAGTTTTTGCAATGCCTCTTTTAGCTGCAAATTGTTTGCTACACTTTCTTTTATTAGTTTAGCTCTTTCCATTAAATATTCTTCATCTATAACCGCAGTTATTCTCTCAAGACATAGTGAATAGTCCATTTCTACTGTTTCAAACTGAAATGCATTTATAAAAGCGACTATTTCCTTCACAGCTGCATTATCCTTCATTAATGCCACTCTCCAATTTCCTCTAATTTTTGTCTTATTTGTCTTGCTACCGCCCTGGCAACATCCACAGTAACCGCATTACCAAACTGCTTGTATGCTTGCGTATCAGATACTACAATGTTAAAATTTTCATCAAAGCCTTGTAAACGCGCACATTCTCTTGGTGTTAACTTTCGTATGCTTTCTGTATCACCATTTCCTAATATATAATCATCCGAATAGTAATTGTCTTGGCAAGCACGATGCATCTTGGCCATAGTTGCACACAACGGTCTTGCTGGCGATTGATTAATCTCCGATTTTGCAATGTAGCCCCCCGTACCGTCCGATAGAATCGTTGGTTTTACTCTATCAGATAAATAATACTTTTCATCTACATTTATATCCAGGATATCACGCATATTTCTTTCCAAAGGTATAGGCTCTGGAAATGCAAATTCCACTCCTTGATTTCTGAAACATACGATAAATACTCTATTTCTCACTTGAGGAACACCGTAATCAGCGGAGTTCAATACTTGAAAGAAAACTTTATATCCGAGACCTTCTAATACTTTTTTAATTTTCTTAAATGTTCTCTTTTTATCATGCGTTAACAAACGTCTCACATTCTCTAATACAATTACCCTAGGTGCTCTGTCATTCCTTACTTGGTAATCGATTATTTCCGCAATCCGAAAAAACAAAGTACCTCGTGTATCTTCAAATCCTTTTTCCTCTCCCATCATACTGAATGGCTGGCAAGGAAATCCTCCAATTAACACATCATGTGGTGGTATTTCATCCAAACCAATTTGAGTTATATCTCCTAAATGCATAGTCCCATCTCGATAATTATTTTCGTACGTTAATGCAGCATATTGGTCAAAGTCATTTGACCATATTACATCATACCCTACATCTATAAAACCTTTATCTAAACCACCAATTCCACTAAACAATGACACAACATTCATTGTTGGTTATCCTCCGACTTCTCTTTAATATACGACCGAATCCATTGCCCTATTTCTACTGATGCTGTTTTACCTTCTTCCTGTAAAATTTTCATAAACATACTCTTAATTTCCGGTTCTAGCGATACTTCTATTTTCGACGTTTTTTTTCTACCTGCAGGTCTTCCAACCGTAGTTTTTGTTTCCATCACAATCCTCCTTGACCATTTTAAAAACCTTTTTTTATCAGGGTTAAAATTATTTTAACAAACATTTACAAATATATCAACAAAAAAATAAAATGTACATATTGGTTTAAGTAATATATAATTTGATTATGGAGGTGTAAATTATGGCCCAAAAAAAGCAATTAACTATTTATCAACTTCTCGAAAAATACCTTCTCAGTGTGGGTATTCCCCAAAGCACACTCAATATTGCGCTACTACCTGCCAAGTATGAGGATTATTACAGTTGCATGATGCAAACTGAACACAACCTTGTTCCGCACAACAAACGAGGTTCTAGTGGTGGTCAGACACATATTTCTGTTTCCCGGAGAAATGGCGCTGGAGAAATTTTCTTTACAAATCCGCAATTCGCATCTTATACCGTAAACAGAAACACTCTAGAAACTTCTCAAGACATGGTTTTCTTTGAAGCCAATATTGCTTCCATGCTAACTAGAAGAAATACAAAACTGTCTTCGAGTGTTATTGCCTCTGCCCCAAATGGTATATATAATTCTAATTCAATAAATCTTATTGCGGGTACTGCTACAAAATGGTTGGGTTCACATTCTGGAAATACACAGATACACCTTGGAAAAACTAATCTCGATAGCGATGTATTCCTTGATTTTAGGCTTGGTATTTTACTTGGGGATTACCTTGTATTTTTAAAAGAAAAATATAATAACAATGTACTTGCAGTTTCTTTGCCATACGAGTTTATGAAAAAATACACTGTAGTCAAACCAAAACCTATAGCAAAAACTGTGATACAAAAAACAAAGGATGAAGATGATGCTGCTGATGCAATTTATGTTTCATCCTCTACTAGAAGTTCCATAACTCCTATAATTACCACAACACCACAACCAGCTCCCGCACCAAAAGCAAAAAAAGCTGGCAAGCCACGTTATATCGCAAATCCTGCCAAGGGAAAAGGCGCACTTCACAACGCAGGATATGTGTGCGAAAATTGTGGAAATGGTACCTTTACAGCACGCTCTACAGGGCATGATTTTATGGAACCGCACCACTTAATTCCTATATCTAAGCAGGGATTATATACACAGGATGTTGACATCACACAAAATTTAATTTGTTTATGTCCTAATTGTCATTCAAAGATTCATTATGGTGTAAAAAGCGATGTGGAATTGATGTTAAAACAGTTCCTCGCTGCTCGCCAAAATGCTTTAGCTGTTCAAGGTGGTATCGTTATTGACGAAAGTACGTTACTGGCATACTATAACATTTAAATTTTACAAAAACCAAAGACCGCCTCACTGGGCGGTCTTTAATGATTCATACCAATTTATAAAATACTCTCTATGATGATATTTGTCATACCACTCTTTTGTGAGCATATAATCAGCATCTCCAAAATGGAACAACACATTTTTGGGTGTATAATATCTCTGCACTCCATTAACATGATGAGGCTTTCTCTCTTCAGAATCATACTTCTTAAAGAAAGGAACATTTTCTCCTGACTGAAGATTAAAAATTTCCTTGCACTTTTCCCAATCCGTCAAGATTTCTAACTGCTCTTTACTAAATACATATCCTGCTTCATACAGCCGAGTCATTGCACTCCGAATGAAATCGCCTACTTTTGTAATACTTCTGTCTAATTCTGGAATATCAATATTTACAGCATCCACACATTCGGATTCGACAATTTCATTCTCCTCAATAATTGACTCTTCCTCTAGTGCATCAAATATCTTATAGCCCAAAATATTAAGTAAAGTTTCAGCATCATATACATATGGCTCTAGTTCAGCTTCTCTACGTTTAATATTACCTTGATTGGGATTATTTCCGTTTTTCACATCATAACGTCCTGCGCCCATAGCCATACTACAAAATTGATTTTCTAAAAAATTTAATTCTGTTGGTCCAAACATATCATTAGTGTTTGTAAACACAATCGCCTCTGTCCAGAAATCTTTTTTCTTATCATGCTCTGCAAGCCGTGTTAATATAGCACCGCCATTATTTCTTATCCCTGCTTGTCCTATGTAAACTACTGGCTTTGCTTTGCCTATATCTCCAAACAAAAAATATACACTGTTAAAATCATTCACACCTAATATTTTACAATTACCCAATTCACTTCGCGGAATCTTATATGCCATACTTTGGCTTCCGGGAATAGTAACTTCCAGAACACCTGCAGCATCACCATTTAGCATAACAATACTTACTGCTCGTTTAATAATTCGTTTTGCCACAGCCTCATCCTCCTGTTGAATAAATAACATATGCTGCTTTAATTTTAGCAGCTTAGCTGCAGCTGGTCAAACAAAATACTACAAATTATATCATAAAGCATTTCAAATCCTAATAATTAATACTTTCTATAAAATTCCCCACAAAAATCACTCACTTCTGACAACGAACGCTCCTTCGATAAAAACTCTTCAATATCCGTTTTCATGCTTTTTACCCATTCCGGATATTCTCCACTATTGTAAAATGCCGTATGTACCATTACACCGTATATGCCCACCGTAATCGCATAATATCTCTCACAGCACTCTACGGTAATCCTTGCCGCTTTATTATATTCAATATCCTGTACAATCTCCCCACTTTCACTTCCTGTGGTTCCTATTGTGCTTCCTGCCTCATACTCAATCCACATACTTCTTACTCCTTAATTTTCTTCGCATACTCCATACACTCATCCACCGTAAACGTATCACCAAAAGCCTCTGACAAAACCGATGCCACACTGCTGCCACCT